TATAAATTTAATGGATAGATGGACAGCAAGCGTTAAACAATTACATGCCGTTGTTGCACAAACTGAAATGGCAAATTTACTTACTAAAGGAAAGTTTGATAAAAGATTGCAGCAATTAGGGATTAGCGAATCCATTGGTAAAGATATCGCCAAACAATTAAGAAAGTTTGGTAAAAAAACTGATGATGTTTGGATTGCTAACACTCGGGAGTGGGACGATCAAGCGCTTGCTGAAATTTGGGGTGGTGCATTAAGAAAAGAATCTGATCGCGTGATTGTTATGCCTGGGCAAGAAAAACCTTTATTTATGTCTACTGAATTAGGGAAAACAATTTTTCAATTTAGAAGTTTTATGTTTGCAGCAACTCAAAGAATGTTGATTGCAGGAATTCAAGGGCAGGACGCGCATTTTATGCAAGGTTTGCTTGGTATAACCTCACTTGGTATGATGGCTTATGCATTTAAACAATGGGATGCTGGAAGAGAATTAAGTGATGATCCCGCTGTTTGGGTTACCGAAGGAATAGATAGAAGCGGTGTAACTGGTATAATTATGGAAATGAATAATACTGTTGAAAAGGTTAGCTCTAATAATTTTGGTTTGCGTCCGTTGTTAGGCATATCAACACCTTCTTCAAGGTTCGCTTCTAGAAGTCAAGCAGAAGCTTTTCTTGGGCCCACATTTGGCTCTATGCTTACAACAGTATTAAAGGTTTCCGGCGGTGCCGCTGATGGTGATTTAGCCGATAATGATATTAGAGCTATCAGGCGTTTATTGCCTTATCAAAATTTAATGATTTTTAGACAGCTGATAGATAAGGCTGAAAAGGAAATACAATAAAGGCTATGTTCCATGATTAATATGATAACCATACTCTCTACTTTTTTGCTCCCTTGCCACACTCGCTTCTTTAGCTGTGTCAAAGTACCCTATAAATTTAGTTTTGCTATTTACACCTATTTCAGCTTTATATTTCTTTTTAACTTTGTCAAAATGAACACCTATAAAACCGGTTTTATTTCTTTTACTAAGCTTGAAGTTTTTATTGTTTTCTGTTCTTGTTACATCTCTAAGGTTTTTAATTCTATTATCAATCCCGTCACCATTAATATGATCAATATCATTAACGGGTTCTTTACCTTTAACAATAAGCCATATAATCCTATGCGCCATATATCTTTTGCTATTGATGCTTATAATTCTGTAACTCTTTCCACTTTTCGTCTTAGTATTACAACCAGCTATTTTATTAGCGTACTTTCCATTCCAAATAGCCATACCTTTTTTAGATTTAAAATGACTCTCAGGCCTAAAGTTCCAAATAAGAATTCCAGTGTCAGGGTTATAAGAAAGAATTTTTTTGATATACTGTTGAGTAAGTCCCATAGTGACAAGCCTTTCATGTTGGTAGAAAGTCATTATACACCAATAAATAGGATTTTAAAATGACTATTACAGTTGAGCCATCACGCAACGAATACACAGCCGCGGCAGGGCAAAATATTTTTAATTTTACGTTTAAGATATTTTCGATAACTGATCTTAATGTTTACGTTACACCTGTAAATCAAGAGGAAAACGATTCTACTGATTTAACAACTGATTATACTGTTGCTGGTGTTGGTCTTGAAGATGGTGGTTCAATCACATTAATAGCATCAACAAACGCAGGTGATTTAGTAACAATCGTTTCAAATATACCGTCAAACCGTACTACTGATTATCAAAATAATGGTGATTTTAGGCCTGATGTTGTTAATGATGATTTTGATCGCGTTGTAAGTATAGCTAAAAAAATAGAAGATAATTCTAATCGTTCAGTATTACTTAATCAAAGCAAGCAAGGTAACAAGCCTTTAGTTCTCGAAAGTCCTATACCAAGATCATCATTAAGATGGAGTCAAGACGGGCGTACTTTAGAAAATTTTAATTTAGTTGGTTTTTCGAGTCTTATAGTTTTCTCAACACCTTTTAGTTTTATAGCTACAGAAGGGCAAACGGTTTTTGTTCTTCCCGCTGCTTTTGGTACAGAACCAAGCGTTGATTCAGTTAATGTTAATGGTGAATTCCAAGATGGCGTTGGTAACTTATCGATTGGAAGATCGTATAATGTTGCTGGTAATACAATAACTTTTACCGAAGAATTAAGAGAGGATGATTTAGTAACCGGATTAGCAAATCAAATTAAATCAACTAAATCAGCAAATCCTAGTGAAAGCCCGTTAGGAACAAGAGGCAACCCAATTCCTTTTAATTCACAGCGCGAATTACTTAATACTGACTTATCAAGTACCACTTTTGTTGATGATGAATTTATTGAAACGTTTGGACGAGGTAAAATAAACGATGGTGGTGGTGCAATTTATCAAATAAAAGGATTTCAAACACCAGATTTTGAAACAATTTTACCCTTAAATAATAATTTTACAGCAGTTCTGATTAACGGACCTAGACTAATATTACATAATGTTGAAATCGAAAGAATTGCACATAGGGGTTTTCGTGGTTTTAATGTTCAAGGGACTGTTTACGCTTTTGAGTATGCCTTAGACTATGGTGCAAATTCTTTGGAAGGTGATATTCAATTTACATCAGATAATGAAATGGTTATATTTCACGATAAAGGCAATATGAACGTCCTTATGAATGGTATATCTGGAACAGTAAAAACCAACACTTTAGCCGCTGTTCAGGCAGCAACGTTTAAAGAACTAACGGGTAATATTTTAGTAAATAAGGTTTTTATTCCTGAGTTCTTTGAATTATTAAACATATGCAGAAGCAAAGGTTGTCTTCTTCATATTGAAATAAAAGATTACGTTACGCAAACAACCAATATTGATCAGATAGTTCAATTGATTGTTGATTATGGTTTAGAGCAAAGCGTAAGATTACAATCATTTAGAATTAGTGATATTGAATATGTTCGTTCTATTAACTCAGATATCAAAGTCGGCTTTATAATATCAGGCGGTTACACCGGCAATGACATAGAAGGAACGCCAAAGGCAGAAGGTTTTGAATTTATCAAGCGTGATAAAAACGCAATGTTAATACCTGACATTGGCACTGTAGATAACCCTCCGGTATTTCCAGATCCCACGGTTGCAGAATTTCAGGCAGCTGGTGTAGAAGTGGTTGTTTATATAACAGATAGTAGCAATGACAGTGCCCAAGGATTTGAATTTGCAAGGCGAAATAATGTTAATGGTATTATGTCTGACTTACCATACTTTTACAATCAACCAGTAAGGATCAAGCATGGCACGTTTATCTAGGTTTTTAAACGATTCAACATGGGTGTTGACACAAACCGGCGGTGCTGTTGTTACACCTTCAGATAGTGGTAAAACTATGAATCTTGCGGCTATAACTAATGATGCTGCTTTTATAATTAATTCAGTTGTTGCATGGCCTGGTGATTCATTTGAATTTTCTGTTTTAGCAAGAAATATAGAAACGGGTAAAACTGGTTTTGGTGAAGTTATCATTGATTCGCCACCAGGGGTAAGACGGCAAGAAATAAGAATAGAATCAAAATCATTGAAACCTTATACGTTACGATATGATGTGCCAGTAGGTGCAGAAGGTCTTCGAGTAATTGATTTTGTATTGGGTGTTGATACACCTACCGATGGTAGTGCTGAATACACTTTGCCGCTTTTATTTAAAACTAAAGGCGATAATATATTTTTATCTGCCACTTATAAAATCGCATCAGCTGGTGGAATAACGCTACTTAGCACAGTAAAGCCTTTTAATACTAATGCAGCTGACTTGGTTGGTTCATGGGATGGTACAAATATATGGTTTTTAATAACTCCCACTGAAACATCAGCATCTTTATTTGCTAACGGTATTAAACCCATACTGCAATTTTCAGCTAGTGCCGGCAATTCAAATTCAAAACCTATAACCTGGAATATAGAAGGGCTAACCGATAGCGGGGCTTTTCATATTCAAGCTTTAGATGAGTTAGGTGCTAGAATAGACTTAAACGCTAATGATGCTTTAAGGCCTGATTTATTTGTAACAGTTACATTGGAGCTTAGATGATATGGCATTAACAAAAGATAGGTTTGTCTTAAGAAAAGACTTAACGACATTAGCCGCAAGCCGAGTGATAAGCGGTGCTAGAGTCGAACTAGATTCAGGTGAGCGTTTTTTGACAGGGGCTGTTGATGGTGGTAACGGTATAGAATTGGTGGATGGTAACTTTGCTAATCCAATAATAGAAACTGTAGATTTATCGTTTTTACCTATAACTGTTGCAACAGCTTTGTCCGTCGATAGCAGAAGCATAAGCACGGTAACAAATACCCATACAATGGCTGATGGTGTTGATGTTGGAGATACAATCGATTTTACTTGGAAGGATGGAACAATTGCGACAATACAAGCTGTTTCAAACATTTCTTTTACAGATAAAGACGATGTAACAACTGTCGATACTGAATGGGTTTTTGATTTTCCTATCGTTGAGTTGACCTTTGTTTGGACTGGTTCACAATGGGAGATTAAATAGATGAGTACTTTATGGAGTGCGCAGTTTGCCAGTGATGCAGGTGGTGGAATTCTTGTACTTAGGTTTGGTAGTACAGCTTTACAAGTTAACGCAGGAGCTACAGGTAATTTTATAAACATAATAGTTGCAGCAGACCGTATAGGACGACTAAACCTTCTCAGTTCCGCTGGCACTGAGACACTAATAGAAGTTAAAGTTGATGGAGTGGTAGTACAAGCGGGTTCATTAAGTCAGACGCCCGGACCTGCTATTAGTTTTGCTATAGCTAATGGACAAAGTATTGCTCTTAATTCTGCGCCGGGTATAAAGCCACCTGTTATAGGTGAAAAAGGGCAGAATATCACAGTATCAAAAGTAAGTGGTAGCACTGCAAATACAATGTTATATAATTATGATTTATTGGAGGCTAAATAATGAAAACATTATATAAGAAAATATGGTACCCAGATGACTTAAAACCTGCAGAAGGTGAACAGTATCTTGACGCTAAACAAGGTAAAGTAGTAGAAGGTGAGGTAATAGACCCTTCAGGGCACATTGCTATTTATCACATACCTCAGTTATTAGAATCTCAAGAAGCACGTATTGATCTTATTGAAGTGGAAGCAGCTGAAAGAATTACTGCTACTGACTGGAAACTACAGAGAGTAGAGGAGCGTAATCGTAGAGGTAAAAAATCTCAGGCTGATGTAGACGCTATACTAGATATGCGTGACCAAATACGTATTGATAGTGATACAGCAGAAGCAGCAGTAATGGCTTTAACTACTATAGAAGAAGTTAAAGCTTTTACATGGTAGTAGATACTAAATTTGTTTCATGAAAAATCCGTTAGAACTACTAGCGGTTTTTTGTATCAACTCAATATCAGAAACAGCCGCATCAATAAACTCTTTCACCTGTTCGAATTCATTTTGATTTTTAAATGTCCAAGCAGCAATTTTAAATTTCTTAACACTATCATAGTTATCTTTAATAAGTCCAAAAGGTATTATTATCCAATCAGCGTCTACAGTAGTAATATGATGCTCTCTTGTGATAATTCGGCCAGTTTCAATGCTTGGGTTAATAGATTTTATCAAATCAACGTCTGATTGTTTGAATGATGAAAAATTAACAGTAATATTAAATTGATTTAATAATTCTAACGCTGGTTTTATAACTTCAGTCTCTTTTGCTTCAATCCAAATTTTTACATTGTTATTACTGGCAAAATACAATAAATCTTCAAAGGTATCGTAAGTTTCACTATCTAAAGTTTTATCATGTGAAAGAACAACAACCCCGTTTTTCATTCTTAAATCAGTTTCAATACTATCAAAACCTAAATTAATGGCGTTATAAAAGCCTTTAATTGTATTATCCTTTGCATTAATCCCCCGGTGTGAAACTATTTCCACAGCGATTTGATCAATCACGTCAATCTCATTTACTTTATTGCCACCACAACCAACCAATAATATTAAAACCATAACTATTTTCATTATTTAATAATCCTTATCTCAAGGTTAAACTTAATTCTTAAATTTTCGATCTCTTCCCACGTTAATTTTTTTACCGCGTTATTGGTTTCGCAATAATCAATAATTTCTTGACCTTCTTTTTCACCAAAACGAGCAATCAAACCTTTTTTATATCCGTCTATATCACCGCTTTTTTGCTGGTTACAATTATAGTTGTGTTGAAGGTATGAGTTTTTAAAGTCGTATCTTAAACCACTATTAGCGCCAACGGTTTTAAAATGCCCGTTACACCATTGATCATTACCTATTGTCTTTTGGCAACTAATACAAACTGGCTCAAGACCACGATCATCAAACCATTTTAATTCCTGAAGCCGCCTTAATTTATTAAATACAGGTTGTGTTTGTTTATGCTGCCACTTTATAGTTTTACGGTTAAGCTCCTTAACGGCTGCTTTATTAACTTTTATTTCTTTGGCTCGTGCTTGCTTAACTTTGTTATTTTGTCGCTCAATTCTCTTTGAGGTTTGTTCTGATGCGAAATTTAAAGCGTGCTGCTGAGAACAGAACCATCCAATAGGATGTTTTATCCCTTTACTGGCTGATTTGTATTCTAAACAGTATTTACATTTACGATTACTGTTCGACATTATTCTTTCCTTGTTCGTTTGGTTTAAATTAATCCGACTGTAAAATCATGATCACAGTTATCACAACAAGCATTTGCAATACCATAGTATTTAACTATTCCTGTTTCGAACTCAGCCCCGTTTATAAATAACTCTTGATTGCATTCAGGACAATAAACACTAATCTCTGGCATGTTAATTTCTAATATCTTCATCACTCTTATCTCCGTTTGTTTATTTATTAAACCCATCTATATTGATGCTTTCTATATCAATATTATCAAGTAAAAGCATAGTAATGCCATCAACAGTTATATTTATACGCGGACTTTTATTAACTGCAATTTCTGTTGTGTAAACTTTGTCGTCACCTTTGATTTTATATTCTATTTTCATCACTCTTATCTCCGTTTGTTTATATGTAGTTAACTACGCGATTTCTTTCTATCGCGCTTAGCTTTGTTTTTGTTTGTAGGTATTTTTATTTTAGGCATTTCCTGAAAGCTAATCTCTTCACATTGTTCATAATCAAGCATTTTTATAATTAAATCCGTATCTTTTTGCCCTCTTGATTTCATGCGCAAACTTTCGCTTTCACCTACGCATTCACCGTTGACAATAAAACCGCCTGATATCGCTCTCATACCACCAAAGGATGATTTTTTAACATCATCAGACATTACTGAGTGCTGAATTATTTTAGGGAAAATTATTATCTGTTCACCATTGTGTCCGTCAAAAACTACATATTTCATTTCGCTTCTCATCATTCTCTCGCTTGTTGATTTGTTATTGACATTATTGTCACTTAGATATTCTTAAAAAACCATACTTAACACCTTGTTTATGACATTGGATTTTAACAGCGTTCATACTTCTATTTGGAAACTCTTTAGTTAAATCTTCAATAGTCATAGTACCTGCAAGATTATTTAATTTAATTCTTTCAGCCTTAGACCAGTTATTTTGTTTGCTTTTTGATAAATAATTAAAAGACATAATTAAACCTTTTTCATTAACGCCTTGGTAAAAACCATATTAGCCATTCTTCTCGCTGTATTTTCTCGCTTATTTTCGTTAGGTTCTTTTAAACCTTTTTGAAATTCTTTAGAGGCTATGGTTACTAAAGTTATATATAAATCTTCACCGAGTTCACGCCGACACATTGCCTGAAACCTTCGATCCGCTGTTGTTGCAATTTCGTTATAAGTAGTCATTCTTCATAGCCTATATTTAATCCGGACTGGTTCCAAAAATAAATAATATTTTCACGATATTGATTGTGTTGTTTTGTATTCATTAGGCTAGTTACTTGAATTATTTGAACAAATTTTATTTGTTGTTCTCGAGTCATTGTGAAAAATTTAGCACCTTGTAAAGCATGACCAATTACAACACCAACTTCAGGATCGCTTAATATAATTGGCAAGCCAAAATCAACTTTACATTCAGCTTCACATGTTTTTATGTCGGTTGCCGTGAATTCGCTTATTTGTTTATACCAAACATGTTGTTGTGCGTTGGCAGACAAAGAGCGCTTCTTTTTCTTTTTGGTAATATTGACAAAAAGTGGCTGGCTTGGATTTTCAGATAAAAGTTTATTTACCTTTTCGTCAAACTCACGCTTAGTGGTTAATGAAAGAGAATAGTTTTTCATTACCAGGGCACCATTATATAAAAACAAGCAAGCAACAACCAAACAACGATAATAAGAGCAAACTTGTCACGCTCTAATTTTTTAACTTTTTCAACTAATTTTGGCTTCATGCAATCAAGTTCTAGCCCATGACCGCAGCAATACAGATAAATTATCTCCGAAGCTTTTAATTTTGTATTAGACATTGTACTATCTCCTTTGTTTTATACTTTGGTTTGCCGTTATTTAACAGATAACGGCTTTTTTATTTCCCGTATAGTTCAGATTTAGTAATATAACTCGTTATTCTTGCGCCAATCTTAAACGGATTAAATATAAGAATAAACTGCGCTTTATTATTTCCGTTTATCGGTTTACCTTCTTCATTTAAAAAAGCTAATCTTCCGCTTGAATATCCGCCGCCTTCTTTTTTATCAGCTATTACATTTCTAATTTCACTAACACCTTTTAAGGCTTCAGCGAACCAACCAACGCTATGATCAGCATTAAGAAGCATAACCACACCTAAACCGTTTAATTGTGCCTGTAATGATTGTTTTACCCACGGCATAGGGTTTGAATAAGGACAATTTAGCCAAACATATCGTAAATATGTAGCTTCATAATAAAGATTAATCCTTTCAGCCCAATCAAAACTTAAACTATCCTCCTTCTCAGTAAATCCCCAATCACAAAGTTTATTTTCATTACTGCAAGCCATATCAGCCACAAATGAAAATTCTTTATTTAATGTGTTGAATACCGTTGGTGGAGTTTTCCATAAATCGTTAGCCATAATTATTCCGCCCTTAATGCTTTGAATTGATCTTCGTTATAATCACCGCGAAGAATTTTGATCAATAATCTAACTCCGCGAAAATATCGACTATCACCGCGAATATTAAATTTACCGGTAGAAGGCCAAAAATCAGCAATACGGCCTTTGTGACTAACTATTAAGTGAACGCCATCATTTTTGCTAACGTAATTAATCCCATTTTTACCAAGCATAATCATTGAACCATTCATATTATTACGCTTGCGACATTTAGATTCGTGCGCTCGATGTTCTTTTGTTGCTTTGAATATTTCGCCAATTTCACTCATAATCATTCCTTATCTAATAGGGTTAAATTCATGCGAAAAAATGCGTAACTGACAATTCAATCATCGTAATGGGATGTACAAAAGCAACCTCATCGCCTCCTGCATAAACCCAAAACATAGCTCGCATCTCGTGACCACCTTCAAGCTTTACCTTGTACTTATTTTTATGTACTAGCTTTGGGTGAATTATAATATTGCAGTTTTTTATCCATTCCATTTTGTTTCTTCCTTATCTAAATTAATCATCTTTACCTTGACACCAGCACCTACCGCAAACCCTACTACTAACATCTCTATCGCTTCCGCAGTATTTGCACTTACAGAACCAGCCGATAATGAAATATATCGACACTAGAACTACGCATAAAATAAAACTATCTAAAAGCATTTTGTCTATTCCTTATCTAATTAATCCGAAAACTGGGTCTGTACCTATGGAAGCTGGGTTTGTTCCAGCATAAACTTGCATGTGACCAACAAAAATAACAACGCCTTCTTTTTCTAAAGCTAAAAATATTTTATAAATAGACTCTTCATTTGTTCGCATACCACATTTATATAAATGGCCATCCATTCTTTCAGTGGTATAGTCGTTACTTGAATTAGCAAGTAAATCAATCATTGCTAACCGCACATTAACCTTGCTGTTTTGTGCTTTGATATATTTTTTACGAAGTAATTTAATACTCATAATCATTCCTCAATTTTTAATTCGTAACTTAAAATTATCAGCCCAAGTACGATCATCAAGATCAACTCCGTCTCTACCAATTGATTTTTGTTTTACCTTTTCATCAAGAAAGCTTTCAAGCTTTTCACCAGTACGACAAATAAGCTCAATATCATTAAAAGGCTTTTGCCTATCATTTTGCCCCATAGAAAACGGATCGTTACGGCAACCATCAATAGCCGCTTTAATTTGATCAAATGTATAACCATCTTTTAATCGGTTTTTAATCGCTTTATCTCTTTTTGCTGTGAGTTTGGTAGAAGAAATATTCTTCTTCATTACATCACACCAATAACGGAATATTTCGAAAGTAAGGTTAGCTTTAGGTGATGAAGTTACTATTTCTTTTTCATTATTATCATTCTTAACATTCTTGTTAGTGGTTATCCGTTGGTTGCTCGTTGGTTGCTCGTTGGTTGCTCGTTGGTTACTGGTTGGTTGATCTTCGGGTTTGTCTTGATATAAATCCCAATTATTTATATATATAACAGTATGTTGCGCTGTTGTTTTGATGGTTATATCGTTGGTTGATTTTAATTTATTTAAAGATGTCCTTACCTGCTGCCTTGTTAAACCTGTCTCTTCAGATAATTTAACTTGAGAAGTGAGTTTTTCACCTTTTTTTATTAAAACGCCACGCCACTTTTTATCCTTGTGGTTAGCAATTAAAAGCAAATGGATAAATAAACGAGACGTGTTTATATCCTCGTACCATTCCCAATCTAATAATTGTCTGTGTAGCTTTACCCAGCCTAATGACATAAAATAATTCTCGACATAGAAATTTAATTAGTGCGCTTACTTTGACGGTGGCGCATTTTTTATTCGCTTTCTATTTTTAGTTTTAATCCGACAGAAGATAGAACAGTGATAACATCAGCAATTTTTGCGCTAGTGTCACCCTTCCAAACCCTGACAGTTCTTTCATAAGAAAGGCCACAATGATCAGCCATTGCCACAACTCCACCGATACTGTTATCAATAGCGGCTTTTTGAACTGCTTCACTTAATTTCATACTCATTACCCTTTAATAAATGTTTTTTGATAACTATAATTTAAACCGTTATTTATAATTTGTCAAATCCTACAATCAATAAAGATAATTCTTGATTTGTACAATCATCATGCTACTATTAATCACATCAATAACAAGTAGGAATTAAAGTGACCGATTCAAATATGCCAACTGATAAGCATGAAGCAAGAATTTATTTAAAAGGTAAAAAACAGGCTTGTATTGAATTGGCCGCTGCAATTATCGAACATGACATGAAAACAACAAGCCAAATATCAGGACTTGTTTTTAATGAAATTGAAGAATTAGATCGACAATTAGAATCTTATTAAAGGAGTTACGCAGAATGCCAAAAAATAATGAATTAGTTATAAATGAACATCAAAACTCAATACCTGTAATGGCTGAGCCTCACATGCGATTAATTGAAATGGCTGTCAGTAGTGGTGCTGACATTGTGCAGCTTGAAAAGCTTATGGGACTTCAAGAGCGTTATGAAGCAAATCAGGCTAAAAAGCAATTTAACCATTCAATGTCTATTTTTCAAAGTTCTTTACCGGTAATTGAAAAGAAAGGAAATGTTCATTACGAATCATCAAAAGGAATAACCGATTATAATTATGCAAAGCTTGAAGATATCGCCCAAGCAATAAGGCCAGCATTAAAAGAAAGCGGTTTATCTTATCGTTTTACCCAAGAGCAAAGCAACAATCAAATCAAGGTCACTTGTATTGTTACTGGCATTGATGGTCATTCAGAAGAAAGCTCTTTACATTCAAACCCTGATATAAGCGGCGGCAAAGACCCACTAAAAGCCCTTGCTTCAGCTATCAGTTATTTACGCCGTTACACATTAACCGGATTGCTTGGGATTGTTGTAGGTGGTGAAGATGATGAAGGCGGTGAAGGTGGTTTTGGTGAATCAACATCAAAAGAAGAACAAAACATTTATCCTGATGATGCTTTTGCTTCTGTATTCCCTAAATGGGAAAAGTTAATTTTAGACGGTAAAAAAACACCGGATGAAATAATACAACGTGGAAATAAAAACAACATATTATTCTCTGAAGATCAATTAAATAAAATTAGAAAGGTAGGTAAAGCATAATGAAAGCATATAAAATTTTAGATTTAATTCAAGGAACGGATAACTGGAAAGAAGCCAGATTAAATTTTCTTTGTGCTAGTGAAGCGCCAGCCGTAATGAATAAATCAAAGTTCATGAGCAGAAATCAACTTTTAGATTTAAAAAAAGGTTGGGTATCAAATCCTAATTCATCATTTAAAGAAATGCTTTTTGAAAAAGGCCATGAACACGAAGCTCAGGCTAGACCGATATTTGAATTTGAAGAATGTGAGGATTTCCCCCCAATAGTGGCATCATTTGAAGTTGTTATTGATGGTGAACACATTACATTACTTGCTTCTTTTGATGGTCTTGGTGAAGATTCCGGTAGAGTTTGGGAGCATAAAGAATGGAATTCAACTTTAGCTGAAAATATCAGAAACGGTGTTTTAGAAGCTTTGTATTATTGGCAATTGGAACATCAAATGTTAGTTGCTGGCGTTAAAGAAGCTATAATCACTTGCTCTGATGGTACTGAAACAAATCGAGTTTCAATGATTTATCAATCTATCCCTAAGCGCCGTAAAGATTTAATAGCTGGATGTAAACAATTTCTTATTGATCTTGATAATCATGTTATCGAAGCCAAGCAAGAAGTTATCGTTGCCAAAAAAGCCGAATCATTCCCTTTAATAACTTTTGATGTTACTGGTACAGAAATAACTACAAACATCAGCCAAGTATTAATTGAAATTTCAGATCGTGCAGAAGTTGAAATGAATCGAACGCTTGAAACTGATCAAGACTTTGCCGACAAAGATAAACTCAATAAAGCCACCAAACAAGCAAGGGCTGATTTAAAAGTATTAATTAACGATGTGCAAGGCCGTTTTGTTAGCTACTCTGAATTTGCCACTGTTGCCGCTGATATTGATGAAGTTCTTCAGAAGATGCAAAGCCAAGGTGAAAAGCAAGTAAAAACGGCTAAAGATGCTAAGAAAAAATCAATTGAACAAGTTGCATTGATTGAAGTTAATGATCACGCTATTTTGATATCTAAGGTTATAGCGCCTATTTTGGTTAGTTCTGTAATGGATTGTGGTGTTGATTTTGCTTCAGCAATGAAAAACAAACGAACAATTGAAAGTTTACAAAATGCGGTTGATGGTGTTGTTGCTGAATTTAAAGTTTACTCAAATGAAATTAAAGACAAAGTTGTCATTAATTTATCAACGCTTCGTGAACTTGCCGGTGAATATGAATTTTTGTTTATGGATTCGGGGGAATTGGTAAAGAAAGAAAATGAAGATCTTGTTGCTGTCATTAAAAATCGTATCAATGAACATAAAGAAGCTGAAGCTAAAAAACTTGCTGAGCAAAAAGAAAAAATCGAGCTTGAAGCTAAAGAAAAGGCTGAACGTGAAGCGGCGGCTAAACTTAAAATTGAAGCACAAGTAATACGTGATGAAGAACGTAAAAAGGTAGAAGCCGAACAAAAAGAAATTGCCGATAAATTAGCACAAGAGCAATTAAATAAAACAGTAGAAAAAAATGTTATGGCTGAACTTCCTGAAGTTGTTCAAGAAAAAAAGCCAGTTGAACAGCGTTTATCTGATCGCTTTGATGGTAGCCATAGTGTTCATAGCAAAAAGTCAGAACCATTAACAGATAAAGAAATTATATTTAATAAACTTAAAAAAGAATTAGATTTTTGGGCTAGTGAATATCACATTGATGATTTTGCCATTCGTGATTTAAGAATGCTTATTAAAAAGTATTTGTAATTCAATCGGCGGTGTAACAGTCGCCACAACTAAAATTAAAGGTAATGGAACCATGAATATTAAAGAACTTTTAACAGAAAACGCAAAGCTTAGAAATCAAATCATAGATAATGTGATTATGCATGTACGGGAGATGAACAAGCTTATTAATGAAAATAAATCATTAAAAACCGTAACTGATAATAATATTATCATTTAATTTAACGAATGGTACCGTAACCAATTACGGCACCAAAACCTTAACTACTCAGGAGAGTATAAAATGTCTAATGAAAGAAAAACTAATGTAGCTGACTTTGTAGGCGAATGTAACGCTGGTATTTTAATGGAAAAGCTAGGCGTGGCTTTAAGTGATGCGGCAATGTCACAGCTCAATCACGGCATTGGTAGCAAGAAAGCCAAAGTATCACTTGAATTCACGTTCCAACAAATGGGTGACAACGAGCAAGTTATCGTTTCTCACAAACTAACAACCAGCAACCCGACTAAACGCGGCAAGAAGTTTGAAGAAGATATTACTGATACGGTGTTTTTTGTCGGGAAAGGTGGTCAATTAACTATCGATCAACCGAAAGAAGATGATAATGGTCAATTTGCTCTTAACCAGGAAAATGTTAATAAAGAAACTGGCGAAATTAAATCTTCAAATGTTCGCCGCTTAGTAAACTAATAAAAACGCCAGTGTAAAAACTGGCACAACCTTAAATTTTAATTAAAAGAGTAATAATTATGTCAATGACAAAAGAAGCAATCCAGCACTTAGAAAAAACCGTTTTACTTAATGATGTAAACAAAGAACTATCAAAAATCAAAACTAAATCTAATTTATTAGTAGTTCCTGATGGTTTTATAGTCAAAAATATTGAATCAAGTATGCCAAACCGTGATTCATACCGCTTTTCTTTTGCCACAAAGTCAATTAAAGACTTTGGTGAATACTGTAAAGAGTTCGACAAAGAAGGTGCTAAATGTTTTGTTAATTCTGATCGAATGAATGCTAATACAATATTTGATCTTGGTACTGAAGAAAATCCACTCCATCAACATCACAATGCTAAATTACAACTTGATAAAACCGCAGCATTTAAAGCATTGTTGAATATCAACGGTCAACATCTTAGCCAAAAAGAAGCGGCTAATTTTGTTGATGATTGGGCTGATAATATTCAGGTTATTTCTAAAGATGGTGCACCTATGGAAATTAGCCAAGCAGTTAAACAGCTTCGTGAAATTACTATTGAACAAGTATCTAACCTAGATAGTAAAGTTGATAATTTTGGTGAATCAATGAGCACATTTGAAAAAATTGAAGCTAAAAATCAAGAGTTAATTCCGGCTACAATTGAATTCACTTGTTCGCCTTATCACGGCTTAGATGAACGAGCTTTTATAGTTCGCGTTGCTATCTTAACGGGTGGTCAAAAACCAGAGATAAGCCTTCGTATTATTAAGCTTGAAGCGCAAGAAGAAGACATGGCTGAAGAGTTTAAAGAAATCCTCGTTAAAACTTTCAAAGCATCGAAACTTAAAACGTTTATTGGCGAAGGCTAACCAATAACTAAACCATATTCAATCGGCTTAATTGCCGATTTTTGGGTGAAACACATCAAACATTAACAAAGGTATTAAATTGAAGATAACCCAAATCACATTTATATCGAAAAACAAAAAATGCATTAGTATTAAACCTAAGCGCTTTATATTTAATACTGAAAATCATGAAATAGCTTTGGAAGTTGCAAGCCAGCTTTTAAGTAAAGAAAAGCATTGTGAAAAATACAGAGCTTTACCACCAATAACACTAATAGTACACGAGGTTTAACAATGACTATTAAAACTGAAAATTTCAATCCGAAAACAGATACTAAATTGTTATGTACATGCGGTCATACTGAATGTGATAAAAGAAGCGTTCAACAATTAATATTAAACAGGGTTCAATTAATCCGTGAAGAAGCTGCAAGGCCATTAACAATCACTTCAGGTGGTCGCTGTATTCATCATCCTGACGAATTGGCAAGAGTTACACCGGCAGACCATCAAAATTGTGTTGCTGTTGATATTGGTGTTTTAAATGGTTTTGAACGTGGTCAAATAGTCGAGCTAGGCTTGTTGTATGGATTTAATGCAATTGGTATTGCAAAAACATTTGTACACCTTGGCTGTAGACCAGAATTAAAAAATAATGTCGTTATGTGGGTTTATTGATGTGAAAATATTAGTAGCTTGTGAAGAAAGCCAGGCGGTAACAATTGAATTAAGAAAGCTAGGGCATGAGGCTTATAGTAATGATTTAATAGAATGTAGTGGTGGGCATCCTGAATGGCACGTACAACTTGATTGTTATTGGGCTATAAAGTTAAAAAAATGGGATATGATTATAATGCATCCTCCGTGTACGGCTATGGCAGTTTCAGGGAATAGTACTTACGGGTTAAATACAGATGGAACATGGAAACCAAAACACCATAAAAGAATAGCTGCTGTCATATGGACTCAGGAATTGTGGGACTTGGCTATCTCTGTTTGTGACAAGGTAGCAATGGAAAACCCAGTAGGTGTATTAAATACTATGGGTAAGTTTCCTAAAGCTAAGTACATACAGCCTTATAAATTCGGACATATGGAACAAAAGAAAACTGGACTATGGCTTCATGGTTTACCGGCACTAAATGAAACAAATGATGTTTATGATGAAATGATGTTACTACCTAAAAATGTCAGAGAGCGGTTACATTATTTACCACCTGGACCCGACAGAACGAGATTAAGAAGTAAAACGTTTGCCGGTATAGCTAAAGCAATGGCTGAACAATGGGCTGGATTAAATAAAGGATAAATAATGAACATTAAAAGTATACTTATGACAATTGGTACGGGTTTATTATCTTCAACACCATTAGGTTTAGCAGCTTTACCGGTGATCAATGCTTTATTACCTCATGATAAAAAATTACCTGTCGATGCAAGCGTGAGTCAAGCACAAGACATCATCAAAAATCTTGAACCTGATCAAGCCTATAAAATTGAAATGGCTGAAATTGATTTACTTGTTGAAGAGGAAAGAGGTCGAACTGAACGGTACAAAGCAATGTGTGAAAGTGATGGACAAGAGACTAGGGCAAAACTAGTCAACAAAGCCATGAATGCATTAATAACTTTGTCTTTAATGTTTGTTGGTGCAATTGCTTATGTTTATATCAAAGATGGTGCACAGGTAGCCTTTAGCTATGAATTATCAGCTGCATTTCTTACTATTACCGGTACTTTTGCCTATGTGGTACGTGCTTACATGGGAGATTTAAGAACTGAAACAACATCAAGACACCAAACGATTGATGAAAAGCCAAGACCTGAAAGTTTTTTAACTGCATTTTTTAGCAAAAAATAATGATATACTAAAGAGCAATCAACAAGATTGTTAACTTAAAAAAGGTATTATCATGATTTGTTTTATCGGTGATGAAAGCAAACCGCCAATTGGCGATTAAGGAATAATTAACAATGTTATTAATATTTTGTTCGCTAAGTTTTATGTTATTAGCTATAGACAAAGAAAATCGGTTTGAATGGCTTTGCTTGTCGATGCTATGCGCCTTATTAGCGCTCAATGTATTATTAACAGACGTTACAGGGGGTGCACGATATTTTATTCGTTCATCCCTTATTTTTTCATTCGCGCTATTTCTTGCTAGTAGGTGGTGTTTACTGGCTGGTTATCAAGCGGTTATACTGCTAATGTTTTTAATTGCTAATGGGTGCTTGTTGTTTGATGTGGCAATAAACAGGCATTTTCTAATATATAATTATTTTGAGAGCGTTATTTATGGACTGGTCACTTGTCAATTTATGGGGGTTTTCATTGTTCCTTTATCAAAAATATGGATTAATTTTTGTGGTTATTGCGCAAGTTATTATTCTGGCTATAAAAATAAATATATGGATGATAAAATATGAGCAACGCAACAAATGCGGCCAATGCCACCATAGTTTTAAGCGGCGGTCAGATGATAATAGCGACAGTGAATGAATACGCTACTATCATTAGTTTAACTATCGGCCTTATAGGCCTTTTGACAGGGTTATTTTTTCACATTATTGCAGTCATAGACAGGCGAAAAAAAACCAATGAAGATATCAATAAAATAAAGAGTGAAGCTGTCAAAGAGTACATTAACAATCAAACCAAACGAGGTGATCAAGATGTCTAAAGATAATCGCAACAAAAAAACCAGGCAAGAAAGAAAACGGAAAAATGCAAGGTGACCCCCGATATTGACAAGTTAATTGAAGAATGTATCGATAGTTTAGCATCAGATAACATTCATCAAGGCGGGGAGTCTCTTCAGGAATTGGCGCGTTACTGGGCCAAAGCTGGTTTACAATTAAATTCATTTATGGATATGCGAACTTACATTATTGAAATGGCAAAAAAAAGAACTGATGCCTTATTCATTGATGAAAAGCTTAGATTATCTGAAATATCGTTAAGAGAAAAACGCACCGGCTCAATTATTATAATTCAACATTAAAAGGAAAAATCATGGCCAATACCACCAATCTAGAAAAAGCACGAGTTAAACTTGATGAAGCAATGTTAAATCATGAGGGTGATTTATATCCAGCTAATGCTATTAATTATTTAGAAGTAATTGCGGCTGAATTTAATTTAAGTGAAGAAAAGATACTTGAATTAAAAGCATTTAAATATCAACGCGAAATTTCACAGCCAATCAAAACTAATACTGAAGGGCAAGATGCAAACAATGGCCAAAGCGAAAACGTTGTTGATTTTAATGTTAATGAAACACCTGAACCAACCACCGAAGAACGATTTGCGATTTTAGAAGAGAAATATGTTAATCTAGTTAACCTACTTTCAAAAGTCGCAGTATTAACCGGTAACGGTAACCATTTAAAAGAATATGGCATTGAACGATGGGTACCAGGCAAAAAGGATATGAATAAGTACGGCTAGTGACCACACTAAATTTATGTGCAAAGAAAAAACGATACTCAAGCAAAAAGCGCGCAAAAAGAGCTTTAAGAATACTACTAGTAAAAGGTCGTAAACTTAGTTCTTATCACTGCAGCCACTGTCACGGGTATCATCTAACACATAAAAAGTCTATGAGTTATACTATCAAGGCCAGAAAGAGAAAATTAAATTAACGATTACCCTATAAGGATACTAATCATGAACATTTATACAATCACCTTTACAAACAACCAATCAACCATCATTCAAGCCAATTTTTTTAGAAAATACGAGGATACTGTATCTTTTTATATTAAAGCAGGTTTTTTAAAAACAGAGCTTATAGCATTATTCACTGAAATAACTAAAGTCGAAAAAATAATTAAACATTAACAATCGCCCTTTATTTTGGATACCGATTATGAAATTAAGTCAAAGAATATTAAATCAATTAATACAATTCAATCATGAAACCGGCATTTCTACTTGGAAACACAGAAGTATAATTCACTTTAAAAATAAACAATCTCAAAAAAGATGGAATGCCATGTTTTCGGGAAAAACCATTGGCACGAAATGGAAAAACCCTAAAAGCGGAAAGAAATACATCTTATTAAGCTTGTTTGGTAAAAAATATAGACTTCATCGAGTTTTATGGTTTATGACTTACGGGGAATGGCCTAAAGATATTGATCATATCAATGGCGACGGTACAGATAATAGAATTTTAAACCTTAGAAATGTAACTCACAAAGATAACACCAGAAATCAAAAGTTAAACAAGAATAACAAAACCGGTATTGCTGGCGTGTCTTGGTGCTGTAAATCAAATAAATGGAGAGTAACAATAAGCTCTATGGGCATGGGCTATTACCACTGTTTTTTAGATGCTGTATCATTAAGAAAAAGCTTAGAGTTAAAGTTAAATTACCATTCAAATCATGGTAGTGTGAGACCTTTATGAGTAAATCAAAACTAACCGCAAAGCAAAAACAATTCTGTAAAGAATACCTTATTGATTTAAATGCAACTCAAGCAGCTATTAGGGCTGGATACTCTAAAAAGACAGCTAGAACCATTGCCGCACAAAACTTAGCAAAACTAAACATAGCTGAATACGTTCAAGAATTAATGAATAAACGGTCAGAAAAGGTTGAAATATCCTCTGATTGGGTGCTTAAAGGCATTAAAGACTTAACTGATAAACTAGTGGGAGGTGAAGACCCTAGCAAGGCTTATAAAGGCTTTGAGTTAGCCGGAAGACATTTAAAGTTATTCACTGAAAAGTTTGAAGTAGAAGCAAACCTTGTTATAACTGAAATTAAACGCAAAATAGTTTAGCTTACTTATCAATAGCTTAGTTAACTTCTCTCACCGTAGATACAAAGGAAATTTTAATATTAATAAATACCAAAATACATAGGGGAAATTATGTTTTCAATTAGACAAAAAAGAGAAATATCGGCAGCAGTACAAAAAGTACTGAGAGAAACTAAGCACCCTGAATTGCCTGATACTGAAATACAATTCCAACTACATGTTGATGGTGCTGAATCGTGGTCATGGGCTGATATAAAAAACAATGGCAACGTAACCGAACCATCAGTAAACCTACACAATGAATCGATGGATTCAGTAGATAGATTTTGACAACATTACAAATAGATACAGCTAAAGTATTCGAACCATTATTACAGCCAAGCCGATATAAGGGCGCTTGGGGTGGTCGTGGTTCTGGCAAGTCTCATTTCTTCGCGGGCTTAATGGTTGAGGATCATTTAAGAATACCCGGGCTTCGTTCTGTTTGTATTCGTGAAGTGCAAAAAACCCTGAAAGAATCAGCTAAACGATTAATTGAAGATAAAATTGCTGAATACGGTTTAATCAACCAAGGCTTTAGAATTCTAAATGATAGAATTGAAACTCCTGGTGGTGGCATAATCATATTTGTTGGCATGGCTGATCATAACGCTGAGTCAATAAAATCACTTGAAGGTTTTGGGCGGGCATGGATAGAAGAAGCTCAGACATTAACTAAACGTTCACTTCAATTATTAAGGCCCACAATAAGAGCTAAAGATTCTGAATTATGGTTTAGTTGGAATCCTTCACGCAAAAATGATGCTGTCGATGAATTACTTCGCGGTGATGAACTACCAACCAATTCAATTATTGTTAAAGTAAATCATTCTGACAACCCTTGGTTCCCTGATGAACTTGAGCAAGAAAGGCAAGATGATGAAAGGGTAAGGCCTGATTCATATGATCATGTTTGGAACGGTGGGTATATCACTGCACAAGACGGTGCCTATTTTGCCAAAGTAATTAACAAGGCCAAGCAAGAAGGTAGAATAAGTTTTGTTGCTCGTGATCCTTTGATGACTGTATATGCATTTTGGGATATTGGCGGCACTGGTGCAAAAGCTGATGCCTGTTCAATATGGATGGTTCAATTTATCGGGCAAAAGATTAACGTATTAAATTACTATGAGGCTCAAGGACAAGAACTATCAACTCATGTTGCATGGTTACGTGATAATGACTACGAAAAGGCTAAAATGTTTCTTCCTCATGATGGTGTTAAGCATGATGCAGTATTTAGAGTTAGTTATGAATCAGCATTGATGCAAGCTGGTTTCTTTGTTGAAATATTACCTAATGCCGGAGCTGGTGCAGTTAACCAAAGAATTGAGGCAGTAAGGCGCGTATTTGCAAGAATATGGATGGACTTTATTAAATGTGAAGGAGGTCTTGAAGCTTTAGGTTGGTATCATGAAAAGAAAGATGAACACCGTGATATTGGTCTTGGTCCTAATCATGACTGGTCGAGTCATGCTGCTGATTCATTCGGGGCTTTATGTTTAGAAGCTGAAAAGGTTGTTGCTATTCAGGAAATGAAATCAATACCAGCACAAGCAGGGGGATTTAATGTCTTCGGATAATGAAATAACAGAAGAATGGTATGTCTGCTTTGGTGGTAAATGTGAGAAGCATTGGGTTCAGAAGCTTTTAAGGGTTGGCTTTTACCATTGTTATGCTTTCAAGCTTTCACCTGGCGGGCAATTTTACATTGTTGTTAACCCCGTAAGAAGTCATACCGATATTGATTTATTACCTGTTAACGATGAAAACTTCAACAAACTGACAAATTGCACAAAGTTTGTTAAAGTTATCTGTAATATCAACGCGGATAAAGATAGGGGGCATGTATGCCGCTTTAATTGCGTTGAGATGATTAAATCATTGATTGGTGTTTCTTCCTTTTGGACTTGGACACCGTTGCAATTGTATAGGAGCATAAATCATGGGTGAAGCATTAAAAAAACCTTTATCATTAGACCCCTTCGGATTATTTAAAACGGGCAGAAGTGCCGCAAAACGCGCTCAAAAAGAACAAACACAACTTATCTCCAAGCAACGTCAAGCCGACGAATTAAAACTTGCTGAAGAAGAAGACGTTATTGGTCGCAAAAAGCTTTTAGCTTCAAGTGGTCGTGCCGGTAGACGTTCGTTAATAAGAACTAGTGAAACAGGTACTAAATCTACTAACTTGGGTGGTACTACTTAATGGCTACCATCCCAAAAGGTTTAGGAACTGTTAATCAGCTTTTAAAAAGGTTTAGTAATTCCGAGTCGCGCTTTAATCAATGGCGTTCATTACATCAGGAAGCAATGGATTTTTCTAATCCTCAACGTGAAACTTTCAACCTGCATTCAGAAGGACAAACCAAAAACCGCTTTGTTTATGATTCAACCGCTGAAGAAGGTCTTGAACAATTTTCTTCACGAATTCAAGGTTCATTAATGCCAAGCTGGCAACAATGGATGAGTCTTGCTGCTGGTGATGATATTCCCAAAGGTGAAAAGGAAGATGCAGATAAAGCACTTGGCGAGGCTACTGATACTTTCTTTTCTCATTTAAATCACTCTAACTTTGACACTGAAATAACTCCTTCACTATCTGATTTAGGTATTGGGACGGGTTGTATTTTAATTGAAGAGAATGATTTTGATGAAAGTTCAGCTTTAAAGTTTACCAATATTCCATTGTCTGAATTGTATATTGAAAAACCAGCGAGGGGAGCAATTAAGAATGTTTGGCGTAAACAGAAAGTTGAAGCCGGTAACATTAAAACAACTTGGCCTGATGCTGACATCCCTTCTGAACTTGAAAAGATTATTAAAAAGGATCCATTTGCTGAAGTAGAAATTAAAAATGCAATGCTCTTTAATACTAAGTCAAAGAAATATACGCAAATTGTCATATGGGAAAAATCAGTTTTATTCTCACAAGAATTTGATACTAGAAGAATGTTGGTGTTTCGTTGGTCGGTTGTTCCTGGTGAGGCTTACGGTAGAGGCCCAGCAATTAAAAAATTACCTGACATTAGAACAGCAAATAAAATTGTTGAACTAGTCCTTGGTAATGCTGCTTTGCAAATGTCTGGTGTTTATACCGGTAAGAGTGATGGTATATTTAACCCGTTCACAACTCGTATTGCCCCAGGTTCAATTATACCGGTAGCAAGTAATGATAATTCAAACCCTACTTTAAGGCCCTTAACACCTTCAGGTAATTTGGGTATTGCTGATAACCTTCTTGAACAAATGCAAAATAGCATTAGAAAGGCTTTCTTTTCTGAACCATTAGGTGATTTATCTGATCCTGTTCGTTCTGCAACTGAAAACATTATTCGTAACCAAGAGTTCTTAAAACAATCAGGCGCTTCTATTGGTCGTTTAAAATCAGAATTGATTGAACCATTGGTTGCCGCTGTTGTTGATATTCTTATTAACCGTGGCAAAATTGCAGAATTCAAGGTCGATGGTAAAGACGTAACCATTAAACAATTATCACCACTGGCAAAAGCTGAAGATTTAGAGAACTTCCAAAACACACAATTGTGGTTAAGTTCAATGGCTCAGTTTATACCGCCAGAAATATTAGCATTAAAAGTTAAGGTTGAAGATTTGCCTGGTGAATTTGCTAAACAACTTGGTATTAATTTAGATTTAATCCGTAGTGATGAAGAAACCGCTAATGTCGCTAAAACAGTACAAGAATCAGCAAAGGCAGCATTAGAAGGAGGCCCATCAAATGAACCAATCACGTGAACCAGTTAACGGCTTTGATTTAATTGTTGGAATTTCTGACCCTACAGATATTGCAAAAGCAAATGCACAACAAAAAGAACATTTTAATAAATACAATCAAATTCTTCATCAAGTTTTTGAACAAAACCCACAAGGTAAGGAATTATTAAACATTTGGAAAGAAGCTTTAATAATAACACCAACCGTTACACCTCATTCAACGCAATTTCAAGCGGGAATTGAAGAAGGTAAAAAAGAATTTACACGTAATATTTTATTAGCAATTAAATCAGTTGAAGGAAACTAAAATATGTTAATTAATAAAGATTGGTTAGGCCGTTTATATCGTGATGAAGCTAGTGCTGATGGCTCTGCTGATGGTGGCGGTGATGCTTCTACCACTTCAACCGATGATTCAGGTGGTGATAATGCCGCCGCTGTTGCAAAAATGGCCGCTGAAGGTGATGATTCAGGTGGTGATCGCCCTGATTGGTTACTTGATAAATACGCCACTAAAGGTAAATCTGTTGAAGAAGCAACAAGTGAACAAGCAAAGGCATATAAAGAATTATCCGGCAAATTTGGTGCCTTTACCGGTTCGCCTGAAACATTTGAGGTTAAGTTAAGTGAAGAATTGACTGAAGCCGGTGTTAAAATTGGTGATGATGATCCAATGCTTAAAGCTGCAATGGAATTTGCCAAAGAATCAAATATGAGCCAAGACGGTTTTAACGGACTAGTTAATCTTTATGCAATGCAACAATTAGCAGAATCTAAAGCTGATGAAGAATACAAAGCCGAACAAATGAAAGCTTTGGGACCAAGTGGCGAATCTCGCATTAAAAACATTCAGCAATGGGCCGGTAAGAACTTGGACTCTGAAACAGTAACAAGCCTTGAATCAATGGCAACTTCTGTTGAGTCAGTCAAAGCTATTGAGCGTTTAATCTCAATGACTCGCGGTGCTGCTGTTGATGTTGATGATTCGAAAGCAACAAGCTCTGTAACTTCTGAAGAACTTCATAAAATGCAGTTTGAAAAAGATGATCATGGTAACCGTAGAATAAATACGGATAAAGATTTTAATGCTAGATACCAAAAAATGAAAAATGAATTTTACGGCACTGAAGAGCACCGTGAAATGGTTGGATAGCACTTTAAACACTAATTCTTATAGGTATGTACCACCTTTTACGGTACGGAGATAAAATTATGAGAGCGAAAATGAAAGTCATTTCAGTTAACCTTACTGAGCATGGGGAACAGCTAAATATGTCGGTTGTAACAAATGGTACGGAAGAAGATAATACATTTGCAAAAAATACACCTTACGGCCAGTTAGAACTTACTGTAAATAGCCCGCATCTGGCGGGTAAATTTAAACCTGGACAAGAGTACTATTTAGATTTTACCGAAAGCATCGAAGATGAAGGTGAAGATTAATTAAAAATTATCACAACCATAAACAAAGGGCGCTTAATTGCGCCCTTTGTTTTTTTGAACACTTTGTAGTATTATCAATAACAAGTCTATCAGACACCTCTCTTTGAGCCTGAATACGGATTAATTAAATTAAATCGAAAGATTAACTTTAGTTAGGCGGCCCCATTCAGGACACACCCCTTACTAAAAACAAATTAAACTTTATTAAGGGGCATATTATGTCTAAGTTTCTAACTAATGCAGCTGTTCAAGAATTTGACAGTGAAGTAAAACACGAATATCAAGGTATGCGAACTTTGCGCGAAACCGTAACCATTCGAACAGGTGTTACTGGTGAGTCTTATAATTTTACTCGTATGGGTAAGGGTTTGGCTAATCAGAAAGCAACTCAAGCCGATGTAACTCCAATGGATATCTCTCACGGTCGTCAATTGGCAACCATGGAAAATTGGAACGCGCCGGAATACACCGATATCTTCGATCAAGCTGAAGTTAATTTTGATGAAAAATCAGAATTAGCAACTACTATTGCCAAGGCAATCGGTAGACGCGAAGATCAATTAGTTATCGATGCTTTAGCCGCAGTTTCTTTTGCAGCAACTAACGATGAAGATCCCGATACTGGTCGTGTATTTGATATCTCAGGAACACGTAACTTTGATTTGACTTCTATTCGTAGCGCCAAAGGTCATTTAGATGATATCGAAGCTGATTCAGCTGACCGTCACATTGTGTTGCGCGCATTGGCACTTCAAAAATTACTTGAAGACACCACTGTAACAAGCTCTGATTTTAATACTATTCGAGCATTGGTCAACGGTGAACTTGATACTTATTTAGGTTTTAAATTCCATATTATCGGCACTCGTAAAGAAGGTGGTTTACCTGGTGTTGCCGCTGATCGGACTGCGTTTGCTTATCATAAAGCGTCAATTGGTTTGGCTATCGGTATTGATATGAAAACAACCATAGATTGGGTAGCACAAAAGACATCATGGCTTGCCAATGGTATGTTTAAAGCTGGTTCTGTTGCTCGTGAAGCTCAAGGTATTGTTAAAATTCAATACGATGAAGGCGTGTAATTAATTAAGGTTATTAATTTAACCCTTTTGATTTTTAATAAATTTGGAGATATATCATGGCTTTTACTAGAAAGAATTTTTTACCATTATCAAGCATGGCAAACAGTGATGCACCACGTCACTTTAGCTATAAAACCCCAGATTCACATGCCACGGCTGTTGCTTCTGGTTACTTTAATGATGCCGCTGATACTCTTGGCTTGAAACAGGGTGATATCATTACCGCTGTTGAAGCTACGGGGGGAACTGAAACGCTGTCAACAATATTTGTCGATGCCATTTCTGGTGCTGGTGTTGTTACCGTACTAAGTTCTGTTCAAACTTTAGCTTAATAACAATAAGGGGCTTACATGGAGTTAGCCCCGCTATTAACGGTTAATCATTATGGCCTTCACGCAAAGTACATTTGCACCGGTGGGTGCGCACTCTTCAGACACACCAAACCTATTCAGTTATAAAACTCAAGATAGGCTTTTTGCAGTAACACAGCCTAATTATTTTAATGACAAAAGATTTCAATTAAGAGAAGGCGATTTTATGCTTATTCAAGCCTTTGATGGTAGTGAATTTGCAGAAGTCGACTCAACAAGATCAGGAGTATTCGCCGTGACACAGCCAAGTTTAAAAACAGCTTTCGGAGAGGAAAAGGTAGAATCCAATTCTCCCGTCACTCAGATTTCAGCACAAAACGGACTATTACAAAATGTTTTAGCGACAACAGATGATTTAGCTTCTGGTACAAACAGCGTAGTAAATAAAAAATTCACTTGTCAAACTGGTACAGATGCAAATGGTTTAGCTACCATATTATCTCTTAGGCAAATATCTAGCAGAGCAGGTCAAGGACTGCTTGCGGATTTTTCAGTAGTATTCGGTGCTGGTGTTGTTGATAGTACACAAGTGGCAGGGTTGATCACATCTGAGAATAACTTTTCATTTGCGCTTGTTGGTACTAGTTTTGGTATACTTTCTATCAGGGATGGTCTGGATGAACTACAAGAATTAACATTAACAGTTGCAGCATCAGGGGCAGAAACAGCAACAGTCACTATAGACGGAACACCTTTTAATGTGTCACTAACAGGGGCTGGAAGTTTATCTGATGACGCTTTTGAAATATCAGAAGATTTAAATGCTAATGTTGTTAATTATAACTTTTCATCAAATGGCGCAACTGTTATAGCTCAATCTGCTTTGTCTGGACCTCAAGGTACTTTTGATTACTCAAGTACAGGAGTATCAGAAGGTACCTTTTCTCAAATAGAAGAAGGAACCAGTGGAATACCTGCATTCATTCCTCAAGCTAGTTGGAATTTTGACACTAGATTAGAGGGTGATGTCAATACTGTACTGGATCCGTTTTCATATAATAACTATCAAATACAACTTAATAGCGCAGTTGATTTTTTTATTGAAGATAGAGAAACAAAAAAACAAGTTCTTGTGCACAGAATACCATTTGTTAATTCTGGTACAGACAACAATCCAGCGAATTCAACTTTTAGAGTTGGCTGGGCGGCAAATAATAGTGGAAACACTTCAAACGTTACCATTCAAGGCGATAGAGCATCTATTTTTAATGAAGGTGTTATATATTATGACAATACCCCAAGAAGTGATTCTAATTCGCAAACAATCCCAGCAGGATCATCAATACAAACATCAGTTTTAATACTTCGGAATAGAATTAGCTTCTCTAATGCATTAAATAGAGCGGAGGTTTTACCTTATGTCGTCTCAGCAAGCACAGAAAGTAATAAATTCGCCTCGTTCAGATTGATATTGAATCCATCTTTTTCATCGCCAGTTAATTTTTCTTATATTGATAAAGTAAACTCGCTTGTTGAAGTATCTAAAGATGCGGTTGTAGTTACTGGTGGTAGAGAAATAGGTAGCGTAATAGTTGAGGCAGGAAACCCACAAACGATGAGTTTCAACGAAAATACAATAACAACTACAACATCAATCTTTCCTGGTGACGTAATCGCAATAGTTGCAACGCTTCAGGCTGGTGGTGGTGCAGATTGCCAAGCAAGCATCACCTTTAGAGAGGATTTGTAATGCCTAGTTCAATTGATATTGCATCAAATGCACTTTTATTAATCGGTGATAATCCTATTTCATCTTTTGATGATCCTGGTGCCGGCGCTCAAGCTGCAGCAAATCTTTATCCTGAAACTAAAAAACGTTTGCTTAGTGCGCATCCTTGGTCTTTTGCGCTAAAACAACAAAGGCTTAATAAGCTTTCACAAGTGCCGGATGATTTAACAAATTTCAATAATGCTTTTCAATTGCCAACTGATTTAATTCGTATATGGAATATTCAACAACATAGCAATTATATTTTAATTGGCAATCTTCTCTATTCAAATCAAAATGAAATTTTAGCAACTTACATTTTTGATGTTGATGAAGTTAATTTACAGCCTCATTTTGTTAAGCATCTTGAGTTTGCTTTAGCTGCTGATTTTGCTATTTCAGTCACGGAAGATTTAAAAAAAGCTCAATACTACGAACAAAAGTCAATTAATGCTGGTGCTCAAGCTATGGCCATTGATTCACAGAATAGACCACAACCAGGTATAATTGATTCGCCGTTAATCGATGCGAGAGGAAGTGGAACAGGGTTGAGATTGTAATGGGAATATGGAACTTTCAAAGCAATATGAATAGAGGGGAATTAGATCCTACTCTATTAGGTCGTATCGATATACAGGCTTATTATAACGGTGTTAGAACTGCTTTAAACACTTTATCTTTACCGCAAGGAGGAATGAAGCGCAGACCAGGACAAGATTTTTTAGGCGCCGCTTTAGATAATGGGAGATTAGAAAACTTTTCTTTCAATGTTGAGCAAAATTACCTTTTAGTTTTTACTGATCTTAAAATGCAAATTTATAAAGATGGTATATTGCAAACCAATATAAATGGTTCAGGTAATGATTTTATTGTTACACCTTGGAGTTTGGCCCGTATTTTAGAGTTTGATTTTATTCAATCTGCTGATACTGCCATTGTCACTCAAGAAAACATTGAACCAACAACAATAACAAGAACTTCAGATACGGATTGGTCAATTGATTCGGTCCCTCTTGTTAATATACCTCAATTTAATTTCAATGATGGGTCAAGCCCCACACCAGTTTCAGAGGTTCAAAAAATAACTTTTTCATTAGTTAATGAGGGTGATCGCTATAAAATAGCCTTAGAAGGTATTTTAACTGATGATATTGTTTTTGGCGGTGATGACGCAACGAATATTTCAGCAATTACCGAAGCATTGCAAAGCTTGCCTAATACTGGCGGTACGGGCATCACAGTAACTGTTTCCGCATCATTAATTGCTTACAATATAACATTTGCTGATGATTCCGCTAAAGATTGGGAGCTTGCCACTGTTACGGCCGTATTAACTAAGGATGTTGGCTTTGAAGGTGCAACAACTAGAATCTCCGCCGGCACATCTAAAAGTGAGGACGTTTGGTCAGTTACTAGGGGTTGGCCTAGAACATGTACTTTCCATGAAGGACGTTTATTTTTTGGTGGTTCACTTACAAGACCACAAACAATGTGGGGATCAAATGTAAATGACTTTTTTAATTTTGAAAAAGGTCGTTCCCGTGATGATGAATTAATTTCAGCGACCCTTGATACTGATCAGGTAAATGCGATTGAAGCAATATTTTCAAATCGTTCATTACAAATATTTACTTCAGGTGGTGAATTCTTTGTTCCTCAAGCGAGAAGCACACCAATAACACCGGCTAATATTTCCGTTGCCCCACAAACTAATCTAGGATCTAAACGGGTAAGGCCTATTAGTATTGATGGTGTGACTTTATTTGTACAAAGAACGGGCAAAGTGATCAATCAATTTGTCTTTGTAAATGAATTTCAATCAAATCAAACCAATGCAGTTTCCTCACTTGCCGCACATCTAATAAAAGACCCTGTAAAAATGGCAGCGAGTAAAGGTACCGAAAGCACCGATGCGAATTATGTTTATATTTTAAATGCTGATGGCTCTTTAACTGTTTTTAATACCTTAACTTCCGAAGGTGTTCAAGCTTTCACTGATTGGAGAAGCGGTACTATAAAATCAATTACTGTGGTTTCTGATAGGTTAAATTTATTAATTGAAAGGGTTGTAAATAGCGTTACTGTTTATCATATCGAAGTTGAATCAGTAACCGCTTTGACTGATTCAGCTGTTACCGCTAATGTTGGCGGTTCTGATACGTTAACCGGACTTGATCACTTGGAAGGTGAAACTGTTGATGTTAAAGCTGATGGTTCTTTCCAAGGTGAATTTGTTGTTACTAGTGGTCAAATACAAATAACAAGGGATGCTGATATTATCGAAGCTGGATTAACTTATAAGCCATTAATTAAAACAATGCCTTTAAATATTGATACTGAAAAGGGTCCTAATGCAACAGATAAAAAGCGTATTTTAAGAGCGGCTATACAATTATTCGAATCAAATGGTATTATCGTTAACGGTCAAAGGTTAGCTGATAAAACAATAGGACTTAATCAATTTGATGCACCAACACCCAATACAGGTTTAGAGCGTATTACTTTACATGGTTGGAGCTTAGAAGCTGATATTGAAATAACACAAAACACACCAATGCCGATGACTATTTTATCGATTGGTATGGAGGTTAAAACATAATGGGTGTTCTTTTAGATGTTGCAACATTTAAACAGCAGCGCGGAGCCGGTGACATTGCCAGAGGTGAAGCAGAAGTTGCAGCCAAGGCAGAAGAAGCCGCCGGTGTTTCTCGTGAAGCTGATCGCAAATCAAGATTAGCTGAAGCATTAGCTTCTCAAAACGCCGCCGCTGGTGCTGGTGGAATTGCCGCCTTTGAAGGTTCCCCGTTATCAATAATGCAAGAAGATATCCGTAGAGAGCAAGAAGCAACTCAGCGTGATAAATTTCAAACTCAATTATCAGCTTTAACCTTACGAACAAGAGGCATAGTTGCTCAAAGACAAGCTAAAACATCCGCAAACATAGGGTTATTAACCAACATTGAAAAACGGGCAACAAAAGCCGTTACAGGTGGTGGATAATGGTTGCTAAAAGATTTCAAGAAACTGTAAGCATTCAACCACAAAACTTATCAACTGGTTTTGTTCAAGGTTCTAATTCTTTAATTAATCGACTTCAGCAATTTAAACAATCATCTGAGCAATTAATCAGTACCGTTGAAACTAAACGTGGCCAAGTAGAAGCGCAACAAGCAATTTCAGAGGGGAAACCCTTTAAACGTAAAGAAGCTTCAGTTGTTGAAACTTTTCTAACGGGCGGTATTTCTACTGCCGCCTATAACAAATCATTAGAAACCGGTTATCTTGCCGGATTAGGCAGAGAAACAAACGAAGCAATCGCAGCGATCGAAGCTGAAAACCCAAATAGCATCATACAATTTAATGAAAAGGTTGCAGGGTATGCATCAGGTGTTTTAAGTGAGGTTGATCCGGCGGTTAGGTCACAAGTTGAGCAGTTCATTAGTAATAAAATTTCTAATGCTAGAATTCGTGTCCATGGCAATACAATAAGAAATAATAAAAAAAATGCCGCTGCTGAAAGTGCCGCTGCAATAACTTCCTTTAGTAATGAAGCTGCAAAATTATCGCGTGAAGGCAATAAATTAGGTTCTGCTGAAGCAATTACACAATCATTCGACATTATTAATGGCATGGTTGAAGCTGGTGATATGGCAGTTGATAAGGCCGTCAACCTTAAGCGTGAAATTGAGCGTGAAGCATCAGAGCAATCAATAAGATTAGAATTTGATAGCCTCGCTGATTCTGAAGGTATTGCAAAAGCTTTTGAACAGCTAGAAAGTATTTCTAATAAACCGGCTAAGGGTTGGACACCCGACGAATGGGATTCATTTATAGGTTCACAGCAAGCAGATTTAAGACAAAAAGTGGTTAGACAGCAACAAGCAAAGGCCAATAATGATTTAGCCTCTGCTCGCGCTGTATCTAATTTAAAAATAAAAGCTAAAACAGGTGTTGATTTACAAGGCAATCCAGTTGATGCGAGTGAAATTATCGGTGAAACAGAAAAGCTTTTTAATGAAGGTGTTTTATCTGGCAATGAAAGATCGTCAATTATTACCGGTATAATCGAAGAGCAAAAAAAATCCGCCAAAGATTCTTTATCAAAGCAAAAAGTTGCCGCCCGTTTAGGTGGTGCAAATGAAATAGCATTGACACAAGATCAAGTTGATTTAACTTGGGATGAAGACATAGCGCAAATAGTTAATGAATTAACGTCAAGCGCAAAAAATGCTTCTATTGCGCAGTTTGTTGATGGAACAAAATTAGTCCCAACACAAGTAACAAGGCAAGTCACAAGCAATTTAAATTCTGATGATCCTGAACTTGTTATTGAATCGGCTGATTTAATGGATAGATTAGACAGTATTCGCGGAATTCCCGATACTAATTTCAATCCTTCTGATCGCGCATTCGCTGAAACTGTTGTTGGACTTCAGCAAAACATGGATCCACTAGAAGCGGTTAAGCTTGCTAGGCAAAATACAGATCCAAACGACAGAGGCAGAATTGAAACAAGAACTGGTTTAATTAAGTCTGAAAAAATGCAATTGGAATACCCTTCTATTGTTGAAAATGCTTTTGACCCGTTTTTTGGTTCAACTACTGTTGATAGCGTTTCAACTGGTCAGTTAACAAGAGAATATCAAGTTTTATTTGAAGAACATTTCAAAGCAGGTATGAGTAAAGATCAAGCTGAAAAAAAATCAATTCAAATTATAAAACGTAATTGGGGCGAAACCAATGTAACTGGTAGAGCTAAAGCTATTAAATATCCCCCTGAAGATTATTATGCGGTTAATGGTAGTGTTGATTATATCGGAAGGGATTTATTTACCAGCGTTAAAGATGCAAATATTGGGTTACCTGAATTCAAAAAAGAAAATATCATTTTAATATCAGACCAAACAACGGCTAGAACAGCCGCACAAGGCCGACCATCTTATATGGTAATGATTGACTCAGGTGAGCAAGGTTTATTCCCCATTGTTGGGTTTAGGTACATTCCTGACATGCAAAAACAGATTGAAAGTGTACAATCTGAAAATGAGAAGGATTTATTACAAGATCGCCGCAGAAATATACAGTCACAAGAGCAAGTTCTAACTAATTTATTTGAAAAGAGAATTAATTAAATGCCATTAGTAGAAGATAAACAACAACAAGTTGCTTTTACCCGATTAATAGGTGAACCAGAACAGGAAACTGACGCTGATTTCACTGAATTATTAGGCGCCGCTTTGCGTACTGAAAATACAATTGGCTCTTTTATTTCTATGAATAGTGGTTTGCCTGACTCAATAGTTAACAATGAAAGCTTTAATCCTTGGAATTTTATGACTGAAGATGAAAAGCTTGATACTCAATTTGTTGAAAATGCCACTTTAGCCGATAACGAACAAGAGCTTGAAGCAGTACGTGGCCAATCATTTAAAGAGCGTAAAGATCGTAAACTACTCGCTGATAATGGGGCTAATTCATTTTTTGCACAAATGGCCGCTGGCGTTATGGACCCGATCAATTTTATTCCTGTTGGCGGAACTGCATATAAAACTTATCGTGCAGGTTCAAGTATTTTAAAAGGTGCACTTGCAACTGCTACCGTGGCAAGTGGTACTCAAGCAGCTGTTGAAATGGGTTTGCACCATACGCAACTAGAAAGAACTTATGGCGAATCAGCAATGAATATCACCGCTGCCATGTTACTTGGTGGGATTATTGGTGCGGCTCCTGGTACGTTAAAATCAATTTTTTCTACGGATCCCGATATCAATTTAAAAATTGATGATTCAATGAACCCTGAACCAAAACTTTCAAAAGGTGGCAATTCAATATTTACTGAAGCTGAAAACAAAAGTGTTGGTGCTGCTGCTGTCGATAGAGATATTCAGGTACAAGGCAAAATTGCAAGGGCATTAACTAAGGCTTTAGGATTTGATCCCCTATCACGTTCAATTACTTCTAATTTACAAGCAACAAGAAATTTAGCGGTTGAACTGGTTGAAAATCCAATTGCCATGGAAAATAAATCAGGAACGTTTGTTGCTGACTCTGTTGAAACTGCCGCAAAAATTAAAGATGGTCGTTATTATGAGGCGTTAAATGGTCATTTAGAATCATTTAAAGCTTACCGAAAAGAAGGTGGCACTTTAAAAAGAAAACAATTTAACGAATTAGTATCAAAAGAATTAAGAAACCCTGTAAACAGTGATCCAAACGTTAAACGTGCTGCTGATCAGTGGCGTTCTAAATTGTACGAACCATTGAAAAAGGAAATGATTGATACTGAGCTTTTGCCAAAGGATATTGAAGTTAGTACAGCTGCAAATTATTTAAATAGGGTTTGGAGTAAAGAAAAAATCCGAGCTAATTTAGACAGCTTTGTTAATACCGTTTCTACGTGGTTAAAAGAAGCTGATGATGGTAAAAGCGGAGTTACAAATTTTGACCCATTAGCGCGTGAAATATCAACACGTATTACTTCTACTCCTGATGGTCGTTTACCTTATGATTATCAAATAGGTGAAAATTCCTCAAAAGGTGCCGGTAAAACTGGTTTGCGTGGGCCATTAAGAGAAAGATCTTTCAATATTCCTGATAATGTTATTGAAGATTTTCTTGAAAACGATGTTGAAATCTTAGGCGGTAGATATTTAAAAAGCCTTGCCGTTGATATTGAACTTGTAAAAAGATTTGATGATGTAAACATGACAAAGCAAATCAAAGAAATTTCTGAAGCGTGGGACGTAAAAATTCAAGAAGCATCAAAAACAAATCCGAAACAGGCACGTAAATTGGCAAAAGAAAAAGATCGTGATATAGAAAGCATTGCGGCTATGCGCGATAGAATGCGCGGTATTTTTGGTGATGTTGATCCTGATAATTTTTGGGTGCGTTCTGGTCGTGTGGCCAGAGATTTAAATTACCTTAGGTTTATGGGTGGTGTAACCGCTTCTTCTATTCCTGATGTTGCTCGAATTGTTATGTCAAAAGGCATAGTTAGCACATTTAAAAACGGGTTAATACCATTAATTAAAAATAATAAAGCTTTTAAACTTAGTGCTGAAGAGGGTAAAAGATACGGTGTTGGCACTGACATTTTGCTTGGTGGCCGCGCTGAAATAATCGCCGATGTTGCTGATTATTCACAAGGTGGAACAGCTTTTGAACGTGGTGTAAGAAGTGCCTCTTCTACATTCGGACTTATAAATTTAATGGATAGATGGACAGCAAGCGTTAAACAATTACATGCCGTTGTTGCACAAACTGAAATGGCAAATTTACTTACTAAAGGAAAGTTTGATAAAAGATTGCAGCAATTAGGGATTAGCGAATCCATTGGTAAAGA